CTGAAAAGGTTACACATAGCAAGATTACTATGTTGAATAATTCTATTTTAACAAAGCCTACTCTTACATTCCCTGCATACTCGCAGCAGGACAATACTATGTTTGCTTTTCCTAACACTATAAATAACATAGGACAAGTAGCATCGCAATACATTAGGTATCCCTTAGCCCCTAAGTGGACTTTTATTACATTGGTAAATGGAGAGCCTTCATTTGACCAATCACAAGCCGATTACCAAGACTTTGAGTTACCACTTGATTGTGAGCCGGACTTAGTAAGTAAGATACTTCAATATGCAGGTATGTCTATCCGTGAAGCAGGTGCAGTTCAATTTGGGCAGAGTCTTGAGCAATTAGATAACCAATCAGAACAATAAATACGATGGCATATATTTCACAATATCAGTATTACGAAAACGGGGGAGTTGCTCCGGAAAACTCTAATTGGGGTTCTTATCAATATGTATCCCTATACGACATAGTCAACAATTTTATGTTGATGTATGCAGGGAACCACTCGCTAGTAAACAACGAGGAAAGGTTTAAGATTTTATTCCACGCAAAACGTGCGATACAAGAATTAAACTACGATGCGTTTAAAGAAATTAAAGTACTAGAGTTAAGTGTTGATGACCAACTTAGATATGTTTTGCCTTCTGACTATGTCAATTGGGTTAGAATATCAGTGCAAAGAAATGGGGTGTTATTACCTCTTAGCGAAAACATCCAAACCAATTGGTCTTCAGCGTATCTTCAAGACAACACGGGGAAAATTTTATTTGACCAAGATGGCAGTGCATTATCTCCTCAGTTTTCAGAACTAGATTATGCAAGAATTTTTTCTATACAACCAAGCATTTATCTAAATTCGCAATCTCCTTTTAATGGACTTAGCGGATACAATGATGGGGGGAATTGGTATTTTGAAAGAAACATTGGAGCAAGGTTTGGATTAAACACTGAGACTGCTAATGCAAATCCTACATTTAAAATAAACTCTAAAGGTGGTGTCATTAATTTTAGTTCAGGCATTCAAGGGGAGTTAATTGTTCTTGAGTATGTATCTGATGGTATGGAAAACGGGAATGATAGCAGTGTAACTGTAAATAAAATGTTTGAAGATTATGTATATGCAGCCATTGAGTATTCAGTTCTAGGTTCAAAATATGGGGTTCAAGAATATATTGTTAATAGGGCAAAGAAAAGAAAAACCGCTTTATTAAGAAACGCAAAAATTAGAATTAGTAATATTCATCCCGGTAGATTGTTAATGAATCTAAGAGGACGAGATAAGTGGCTCAAATAATATGGCAAACCTTACAAGGAATTTTATAGCAGGTAGAATGAATAAGTCCGTTGATGAACGGCTTGTACCTAACGGAGAGTATGTCGATGCTCTTAATATTCGCATGGGTTCAACTGAGCAATCAGAGGTTGGTGTAATAGAGAACTCTAAAGGGAACCTTTCGTTAACTACACTTAGTTATAATGGCAATCCACTAAGTTCTCGTGCAAGATGTATAGGTGCTTTTGATGATGGTACTAATGAGACTCTTTATTGGTTCGTACACGATTCCCTTTATCCTTCTTCACCAACAGGGAAAATAGATTTAGTAGTTTCATTTAATACCACTACTAATACTTTGATATATCATTTAATTAGCGTAAATGAAGGTTTTAATATTAATACTACTTTAAACTTTGACCCTAAATTTTTAATTACAGGAGTTAATAAGGTAGAGGATTTATTGTATTGGACTGATGATTTTAATCAGCCAAGACAAATCAATGTAAAAAGAAATTATGCTAATCCTGTTGTGGGTGTTGATGGGTTTTTTAACGAGGCTATCCTTGTTATTAAGCAACCACCTATTGCATCACCTACTGTTGTCCCAACTCCAACAAGTAGTCAAGATAACTTCTTAGAAGAAAGGTTTATATGTTTTGCTTATAGGTACAGATATGAAGACAATGAATATTCTGCTACATCTCAATGGAGCAAACCCGCATTCCTGCCTAACAGTTTTAGATATGATTTCGCAACTGCACTAAATTCAGGTATGAGTGGAACCGCTAACATGGCGGTTATAACTTATAATTCCGGTGGACCATTAGTAAAGTCTATTGAACTATTGTTCAAAGAAAATCAATTCCCTACAATTAGAATTATTGAAAAATTCAATAAACAAACTGAAGGTCTTGCTGATAATACAAATTACACTTTTGAGTTTCAAAACAGTCAAATTTTTACAATTCTTGAAAACTCAGAAATATTAAGACTATACGATAATGTTCCTCTATTAGCTAAAGCCCAAACCACAATGGGTAATAGACTTATGTACGGTAACTACGTTGATGGTTATGACATGGTAGATTTAGGAGATAGCCCTGTTAGATTAGAATATATATCAAATGTTATCTCAGAAGAGATTGGCTCATCGGATTTAGAAGACGAATTAACAACCGGTTTTTGGACTTTTGACGGTGCTCAGAATTTGAATAATGGGAAAATACTAATAGATTTTACCGGAATAAATTTAGTTGCGGGGGGTATATTTACTCTAGAGTTAAGATATAAATTTGGTTTGTACGGAGGTCAAGCACCTTTTCCTACAGACCAACAGGTGGGTACAGGAATATCGTTTACTTATATTTTACAACAACCTTTTGCTAACGTCTTTGAACTTTTTCAAGATGCCGATTTTCAAGATAAAATAGGAACGGCATTAAACATAGAGACTGTTGCAGACGCTTGTACGGGAACTACGTTTACCGATGCTTTTAATTGTTCTGTTGAGCAGACTCTTGAGGCTCCCGGAGGTATTACCCTCTATAAGTACGAGAGTGGGCAATCTCAGGCAGGGCAGCCTATAGAGACCTACACAGGGACAGTTGCTACAAATATGAGTTTCCAACTACCGGCAATGAGGTATGTTGACGACCCTAATTTTACAAATATTACTCAATCGGTATACGCTTATTATGAAATAGAATCAGCAGAGGCTACCTATTCTGAGATTGGCAATCCATCAAGCCTTCACAGTAATCGGGGTTATGAAGTTGGTATCGTTTATATGGATGGGTTTAACAGGTCCTCTACTGCTTTAGTAAGTAATAATAACGCAGTTCATATTCCCTGTGCTTCATCAGCCCTTCAAAATAAAATTCAAGTTACTATACCAACAGGACAACGTGCTCCTTCTTGGGCTAAGAGATATAAGTTCTGTATAAAAGCTGATAAAGAAATTTATGAAACTATTTATACAACTTTCTTTTTTAGAGACACTAACTCAAATGACGATTGGTTTTTGCTTGATGGACAGAACTCACAAAAAGTTAAAATTGGTAGTGAGTTAATTGTAAAGACAGATACTTCAGGACCAAGAAGTAGTTGTACTTATACTACTGTATTAGATAAGGTTGCTCAAGCTGCAGATTGGTTAGACCCTGCACCTATTGATGATGATGGTTTTAATATCAAAGTACCGGGAGGTACATACATGAGGTTATCGGCTAATAACTTTAGTACCACAACAGATATTAACGATGGATTACCTGCAACTTGGACTCAAGGAGAAAAATTATCCAACACAAAAGATAATCCTTATAATGGCATAATAGGCTATCAGATAAATGTACCGGACCCTAATACTCCCGGACAATTTGTAGACTTACCAATTCCTGCAGGCTCAAAAATTCTTATAAAATATGAGAGTATTAGAATAGGTAAGAATGAAAATTTAGAGGGGTTAACTTATATCTACGAACAAAACTTTACCTCTAGTCAAGACTATTCAAGTTTTAAAACATGGTGGGACGGAGATAATATAGGAGGAACTTTAAATGCAGCTTTTGTAGTAAGAACTGCTACATTTAATCAGTCTCCTCCAACGGCAACTTATGACCCTACTTTAGACAATACCATGCCTATTAATAATTTGGGTGTAAATTTTAAATTTGTATTTCAATCAAATACACAACCAACAAGTTTAACTGTAAGCGGTAGTCTAGGATATGATAGTAGGAAAAAGCGAACAAACACTAAGATGGAAATTCTTATACAACGTGCTAATTCGCTTGTTGTATTTGAGACAGAACCTATTGATGCTGCTCCAAATATTTGGCTTGAGTCTTCAGAGGCATATAATATTAACACAACCACAGGAGAGCATCTTAGTCCCGACCAAAGTCAAGATTTTGCAAATAACACCCCTGCCTTAATAGTTACTGATTTCTTTAACTGTTACTCTTTTGGTAATGGTGTAGAGAGTTATAAGATAGAGGATGCTATAACAGGAAAGCAAGTAGAACTTGGTAATAGAGCATATACCACTACAGACACAGACTTTAAAAGAGTTCGTAGATATTCAGATATTACCTATAGTGGTGTTTATAATGAGGAGTCTAATAGGAATGGATTAAATGAATTTAATCTTGGGTTATTAAACTTTAAGTCATGTGAGCAATCATTTGGTCCTATCAATAAATTATTTGCAAGGCAAAGAGATATCCTTACGTTACAAGAAGATAAGATATCATATGTTCAAACGGATATAAACTTATTATCTGATGCAGCAGGTGGCTCAGGAGTTGTGGTAGCAATACCAAAAGTCTTAGGAAGCCAAGTTGCAAGAGCAGAAGAGTATGGTATATCTAATAACCCTGAGAGTTTTGTTCAGTGGGGACCTGATAAGTACTTCACAGACGCTAAGAGAGGCTCTGTAATCAGCTTAAAAGGACAAACGGCAGAATCGTTAACCGCAGTCTCAATGATGGGGATGAGGTCTTGGTTTAGAGATTTGTTTATTGATGACTTTGATACTCAAAAACTAGGGGGATTTGACCCTTATATGAATGAGTATGTTATATCTTCAAATGGAATAAAACTTCCGGCTCCTGTTGTTTGTGAGGATTGTGGAATAACAACATCTATTGAGGTAAAGGAAGGTACAGATTATATTACTTGTTATGAACTTGGAGACTTAGTTGGCGATGTTGTTGTAGACTACACTGTATCTTCTGTTACCGGAACATTTACTGTAACTTCACTATACAATGGGATTTCAACAGTAGTTGGTCCAACAAGTACAAGTGGGACTTTGACATTCTCTAAGAATGTGGTTAATGTTGATACTGCACAAATTTTCATTGATTCTACAGACTCTGTTTCTTTACAATTAACTGTTAACTGTCCTGCCGCAGATTCTATTACTATTGTTTTAGTGACTATAACAAGTGATAATGAAGAAGGGTTATTTACAACTAACCAATACAGATGGCAAGACGGAACTTTTATTTCTCCATTACATACTGAGAAAGTAAAATTTGCAACAGGGAATAATCCTATTGTAAGTAGTTATTCTACTATAACAGGACCACAAGGTGGTGGTGTTATACCATCTAATAGTGCGACAGTAGCAATGTTTAATAATACTCTTGTTCCTGATGATTTTGTATTTGATGTTGCGGCTGATGAGTTTAGATATTTAAGAAGCAGCACAACGTATGCTAACACACCTACAGATATTCAAGCGTTATTAGCGACAACAAATATTGCAACTCCAACTTTAGCCCCAATAAACGGAAACACTGCATACTACGCACAATTTCCAATGCCATCTACAGGAGACTATCTCTACTTGGTTTGGGACTACAGAAACAGTACCCCTATTGAATTATGCTATGACGCAACGTCTGCATTAACCGCTTGTTGCGATTGTCAAAGTAGTGGAGGTGACACTCCTGCAGCTTCCGGATATGTCATTCGTGATTGTATGACAGGTTTTGATTATGTAGCAGAACAAGCTGCTTTCAACTTTACTCTTGGTGACGTAGTACAATATAAAGTAGGTACAGGCGGCGGCACGGGTGTTACGCAATGTGGAACTGTTCAAAGTTCAACTACCGTTAGTGCAAATGCAAGTATTCAAAACGCATCTACTTATAATTGTGATGATGAAACAGATTGTCCTACTTGTACTAGCTATACTGTATCTACATATTCTTCTTCAGGATTATCATATAGCTATACAGACTGTGATGGTCTAGAGGCAGGTGGTACAATTGGTGGAGCAGGTGGTTATGACGAAGAAAGTTTCTGTGCAAGAAGAGGAACAGTAAGTGTGGAAGGTTCAATAAATTTAATTCAGTTTGGACCTTGTGCTCCCTAAAATAAAATAAAATAAAATGCCAACAACATATTACTTAGACGGAAATACTTTTCTTAATTCTACATCAGTTTATACTGATGCGGCACAAACTGTGTGTGCTCCGGACGGTTTTTATTCAGACGGAACTAATTCAAGAGAGTTAGTTAACTGTATCTTACTAGCATCTGAAGTATGTGGAGATTGCTCTACTGCGTGTGATGAATCTATTAGTCTACCGGGGGCTGCAGGTAATCAAGGTATCTACTCAGTCAACTATGATTTAGGCAGTGCGACAGGTGCAGTTATTATTACATTTGCTCCTGCGGCAGTACCTGATGGAATTAGAGTTACTTATGATAGTTCAGTATACAATACATTAAGTAGTCCTGTTGATGGATACCATAAAGGGACAAGTGCTGAACTATTTACTTACGTAGGAAGCACACCTGCGGATTGTGGTATTTCAGGAACTACGTATGCTAATATAACAAAGTATCTATACAACGGCACTGTATTTCAAAATACAGGAACACAATCAATTACCGTATCACCATTAGATGTTTCATTATCAGCAACCCCTCCGGGCAATCCTATTATGGTTATCCCTAAGACATCTGCAACACCTTCAACATTGGCTATAGAAATAGTAGGTCCTTGTGATGACACAGGTTGGGGTGTAACTGTAGCTTGTCCGGCAACTTTAACGGGATATAGTTCTTCAACTTCTGCATCAGGGTCATTCACTGAAGCCTGTAACGCACCTTTAAACTCAACGTATTATAATGTGGCGGTAACAGGAACTGCAGGCGTTCCTTTATTACACGACTATGTATTTAGTGATGCCAATGGATTTCAAGCATTAGCTAATGGTTGGTATAGAACCACAAGTGGATATATTGAAGTGACTAATGGTATTGTTACAAGTGTGGGAACTTGTACCCCTGAATATATTTATCTATCAGGACTACAGGGTGTTTGTAATGTATTCTGTGATGGTACAAACAGACCAATTATTTCACAAAGACAAACTACTAATAATCATAATTATTCACAGATAGTATTAAATGATGTTATTACTCCTTCAGTATTAACTGATGGATATTATGCTTATGCTGCTACTTCTACAGATACGAACACCGGTCCATTCCAAATAATGCGATTAGAAAATAATGTGGTTATTGGATTATCTGAATGTAGTGGAGGAACTTGTTCACCTGTTTAAAAAAATATATATATGCCTAATTATACACTAACATATGACGAAGGAGTACAAGGGTGGACATCCTTCTATTCTTACAACCCTGATTTTATGATTGGGATGAACAATTACTTCTATACATTTAACGGGGGTAATCTTTACCGTCATAATGTAAACGAGGTTAGAAATAATTACTACGGAGTTCAGTACAATTCTACATTAAAAAGTGTATTCAATGATTTGCCTTTAGAGAATAAATTATTTAAAACACTTAATCTAGAAGGAGATAATGCTTGGGAAGCAACGATGAAAACTGATATACAGGACTCAGGATTTATTGATGATACTTACTTTGAAAAAAAAGAAGGGGCTTGGTTTGGGTTTGTAAGGAACTTAGGTACTGTGCCTTCCGCAACATCAGAGTATGCTTTGCGTTCTTTAAATGGTATTGGCAAAAGTTCTGTAGTTACAATCGGTGCAGGTACTGCGACAATTTCTTTTCCTCTTACAATTGAGGTTGGTAATATTTTAAGTGTAGGGGATATGTTTTATTTTGGGTTACCTCCAACTTATAATAGTCCACAACTTGCAGGTCAAATTACTCAGATTAATATCAACCTACGTGCAGGTATAAATCAAGTTGTAATAAATACCAATGGTGCAACCTTTATTCCTACAGTTACGCCAACCCCCACTACTGTACCTATATCTATACAGAATCCTTATTTTCTTTATATAAAAAATGCAGTTGCTGAATCCCATGGAGTGCTAGGACACTATTGTGTATTCACACTTGAGAACACTAATACGGACAAGACTGAATTATTTGCAGTTGAGTCAGAAGTAATGAAATCTTTCCCTTAAAATTATTATCTTTGTTACTATGGTGGAAAGTGAGCATCCAATGCAGATTTTAAGTAGTATTCCCCAAGGAACGGGAATGTTATGGGAAAAAATTAAAACTTTCAAAGAACAAATAAATGCTTTTGATGAGTCTTTAACACATAAATCAGGTGAAAAACAAAGCAAAGAAATGCAAGAGGTATACCCTTTAAAGCAACATATTGAGAATGGTATGTATACAAGAGAAATATTTATGCCTGCGGGACATTTAATAATCTCAATGATACATAAGCAAAACCATCCTTCATTTTTACTTAGAGGAAAGGTATCGTATTTGACTGACGAGGGATTAGTGGAAACAATAACTGCTCCTCACGTAATTAAAACAAAAGAAGGAGCACAAAGAGTTTTATATATACACGAAGACACTGATTGGTGTTGTGTGTATAGGACTGACAAAGAGACATTTGAAGAGGCAGAGGCAGATGTATATGCAGATACCTATCACGACTTGCCTAATTATATTATAGAAAAGAAAAAATTATTATGGCAGGATTAGCAACAGGATTAGCAATTGCGGGATTAACACTCAGTGCCGGAACTACCGCAGCTTCGTTTATACAAGCAGGGAAAGAAAGAAAAAAATCTGACGCATATGAACAAGATGCTGATAGAGCACTTGCTGATGCACGTAGAGCATTGCAGGTAAACTATGCCAAACAAATGTCAGTTAACAACGAGGTATATAATCAAGAACGTCTAGCGGCTCAAGGTGGTGTTCAGCAATTTATGGATGCAGCAGCAGATGCTGACCCTAGAGGAGCAGCAGCCGCAGCAGGGCAAGGTTTAATGTCTTTGCAGGGGCAGTTACAAGGAACAACAAACAGGCAGACAAATGAGTTAATAAATATTGAGAATGCAATCTTAGAGGAAGACTCTAGACTTCGTGATATTAATGCAGGTTTAGATATGCAAGAGGTTGCAGGTGCTCAACAGGCAGCAGCAGACTCTAGAAATATGGCGGCAGCCGCAAAACAACAGGGTATTCAGGGAGCAGCAAATACTGTACAACAAGGTCTGTCATTGGTCCCTCTTTATTCTCAAAATAAAACTTTAACTAAGGGAGCAATTGCTACGGCTCAACAATCAGACCCTAGCTTTGCGGCAGGATATGACCCGGTAGGAGGTACTAATAAAGATTTCAGACAATTTAAAAAGGCTAATCAGGGATTTAAAAGCGACCCTAGATATATGAAAGCGTTAGCGGGTATTACTCCTGCAGCACCTGCAGCACCTGCAGCACCTGCAGCACCTCCTCAGTTTAATTTGGGGGGTCTTAATAATAATAATTCTTACCAAGGATTTGGTTCGGGGTATATGAATCAAATTGGCTTTTCTAATAATCCACTTGGGGCACTAATTAATCCTCTGACGGGCAGACCTTATGGTCAATAATAATTAATATATGGCGACTAAAATAGGGTATGTACAAAGAGAGCCTACTGAACAAATTAATTGGGCAGAGGTAGGGTCAAATTTTTCTTCAATATTAAGTGAGGAGGCTCGTGTACGTGAAGAAAAGAAAGCTGAAATAGATAGAGCAACTCGTGAGCAACAAAGAGTTCTTGATGATGCCGTAACAGGCGACTCTAAGAATATGAACGATTGGTCACTAGACTTTGCTGCAGAGGCTCAGAATCAATTGTTAATGACCAATGCCCTATTAAAGAATGGTCAGCTAAAACCAAAGGACTATACCATTGTACGACAGAATCTAGCAGACGGTACA